CTATCTACATCAGGTTCTGTATAAAAGGTAAAAGGCACAAGATTAGTAAAAAGTCGCAAGTGTTCTGGGAGATCATATTGATAAAAAGTATTAATATACTCATCAATTTCTGAATTTGTTATCTGTGCCTGTGAGGGACTATGTGTAAGTCTCCTTACCTTAATCCGTATTGTATCTAGTGTTGAAGATGCCATTACAATCCTTCTAATTTAAAAGTGATTTTAATTATTATAGAACATTTTCAACAACAGATTACCTTATTATTTCAGCAGTAACGATATCATTAACACCAGGTATTGTAGAAATGTCATCTGAATCAACAAATTCTAAACTCTGGAAGCTAAAGCGGTGCTTCTTTTGTCCAATTCTCATAGAAGGTTTATCTTTTTCATTCATAGTAAAATGATGAATAGGATACCAACCATTTTTATTAAGATGTTTTGCTACTCCAAGAGGAATAGAATAAGCACAGCCATCAACAAAACTATAACGTTCTACTGGGTCTTCTTTATATTTTTTATAGACAAAGCTCATTGTCCCTCCGGGAACTTCATCAAATTTAAATATTCCGCGCACAATTTCACGATCTTTATCTCTTTGGTAGCGCAAGTTTGTTTGTTTTTTCTTATTTGTTTCTTCAGTTTTTAACAATGGCATTGTTTTCCCTCTCTAAAGGGGGGATTTCTCCCCCCAAACAATTAAATATTATTCGTTATCTACTAAGTCTGATTTACCAGCTCTCCAATAGATTACATCAGATAGCGAACCAGCAGGTGACAATAAACCAGCTACTAGCTTCATTCCGACAAATCCCGTATTACGTGTTGCGCCATCAAAAGCAACTTTTGAAGTTACCTCTTCAGAAGCTTCACCAATAGGAACAACCATTGCAGGAGAAAATGGTACGTTAGCCGTTAGTGGAAACGCGAATGTTGCGAATGAAGTTGAATCAATATCAACAGTAATACTGTTGTTATTTGAAGCAAGATCAGTCAACACAGAAAGAACTGTTCCGGTCAATCCGTCCATTTGTCTCATTCCATATTTACTTGGAACAATAACACGAACTTTCTGACCAATAGTAAATCCATGATCAACAGTCATATGTATTACAGCCTTAGCTTCTTGCGTTATATGAGAAATCATTCTATGACGCGGATAAAATAATGCGTCATATTTGATCAATCTAAACGAACCCGTAGTTCCAGCAGCAATTTCAACCATATATGGAAGTGAAAAAGATGTTGCATCAATAACATTGATATTAAAATCATAACCACCAAGTTGCTGAGCACCAGTGACATCAATAATTCTAACAATATCATTGTCTCTTAATGCAGCAGTAGAAGTTATGGTTACAACTGGCTGATCATCTATTGATATAGCTGAGATAGTTGCATCAATAGCGCCAACATCAGTTTCATCTGTTTCTAATGCTGTAAATCCATCACTAGCAAGTGTAAGCATTTCTATATTATCAAGATTATCGCTTTTAAAAACGATAATACCTGTATCATCAGCCATGCCACGCTGCCAATAGAATTCTTGACCATTTCCTGGATTAGCCAAAGACTCGGTTTGAGATAAATTAACAACCTCAATCCAATCAATAGATTCCCTTAAGATAATAGTCTTATTATTTCCATCGGAAACAAAAGAACCACTCTTAATAAGAGTATCATTTGCCATGATTACTCCTTATTGATTATCAACACTGAAACACTTACCAGCTTTCCAGTAGATTACATCAGATGTCGAACCAGCAGGAGAATCAATACCAGCAGCTAATTCCATCCCAATGTAACTCTCGTTTCTTGTTGCATCATCAAGTAAGTTAGCATAACTTGCTTCAGCAGCTTCTCCGAGAGGAACAATTAATGCTGGAGAAAATGCTCCGGCACCAGTTAATGGGAATGCAAACGCAGTAAACGACGTCGAGTCAACATCAACAGTAATAGTATTAACATTAGTTGCGATGTCGGTCGATATTGCTGTAACTGTTGCAGCCAGTCCGTCAATTTCAGTCATACCAAATGCTTTTGGTACAATGATGCGAACTTCTTGTCCAACAGTAAACCCATGAGCTACAGTCATTGTTATTACGGCAGAAGCAGCTTTTGTAATTTTAGATACAAAGCGACGACGTGGGTAATAAATTGGATTGTATTTAATAGGTCTGAATGAACCAGTTGTGCCTGCAATAATTGTAGACATAAATGCTAGTTCAAAAGTCGTTCCATTAACAACATCAATAGTGAAATCATATCCACCAAGCTGCTGAGCTCCTGATACATTAATAAGTCTAACAACATCACCATCAGATAATGCTGAAGTAGAAGTTATTGTAACAAGAGGAGGTGTAGCAGCAGATACAGCTGTAATAGTTGCATCTACATCACCAACTGGATCAGAGCTTAAATCAACAAGCGAAAATCCGCCTGTATCAACACTAGTTAACTCAATGTCATCGGTACCATCTGATTTTTTGTATTCTACTGCAGCGCCGTCAGATAGACCACGTTGCCATAGAAATTTAACGCCACGACCAGTACCTTGCTGAGTTGCAGCTTGGGTATAGTTATAAACGACCATCCAATCAACATCAGCACGAATATTCAGACGTTTTAAGTTTCCATCTGAAGTAAATCGTCCTTGTTGCATTATTGTATTGTTCATATTAGGCCTCCAATGTGCAACGGAGATTGACCAACCAAAGATCGTTGGTGATCCTTGGGCATGTGCCCATTTTATATCCGACTGAAGCATTGAGAGCTAACGGTCCATCATATATTGGTGGTCTGTAGATAAAGCTTGCACTGTATCCATCTTGTTCTATAGAAGCAAACGCCTCCATACCAACACAGAAAATGTTATAAACATCGGCGCCAAGATTCGAAGAGTTAGGAGTAACTGAACCAGCTGAACTAACGAGGAATCTTAGGTTACCAATTGCACCCCATTCTGAACGGAGAGCATTCATTGGTGCAGGATAATTATTTTTTTGTAAGAATCCTGTGATACCATCAAGTCCACCAGTCAAGTTTGTGCTACAAAGAGCAAAGTAAGCATCGCGAACTGGTGCTGTACCAAACTTATCTTGACCTTCAATATTATCTAAGATTGTGTATGCATCATTGTTAAGTAATGTACGCACGACAGTATTAATATCTGAACGTTCTAGATTTGTTGGGTTATCACCGTTTGCTCCGCCCGTTGCATTAATAAATGATGCAGTTGAAGCGAGCATATCACGGGTTAGTTGATCTTCTGTTTGACGAAGTGAAACACCTAGTCTTGCAGCAGCCTCATTAAGGACTGGATCTTGTGATTGCAATGTTACTTGCTCATTAAGTTGGATGTATGTTCCGTAGAAAGATATCTTTGCATCAATATCAACGGCTGTTAATGTTTGAGGTGGTGGAGTAATACCTGTATTTCCTAAAGGAACCATTGCGGTTGCCAAAGGATTGTATCGTCTCATACGGAAAGTTGTACCACCGTTACGGGGCATACTCTTACGCATTGCGGGTATGTTGTGAATGAGATTAGGTACTGCTACAGATAAAAGTTTTAAAGAGAATGACTGTTGCACCGGTGCTGGAAGCACGCTAGTGGTTGTTATAGCCATGTTTTATCCTTAAGTTAATTTATACTAAATGCAATACATATTACGTATTATATTTAGTACATGTTTTACTTAAGACTTGACGAGGTCTACTGTACGTCATGAGGCGGCGAATCTCTATACGCCGAAGAGATAGAAGAATGTAAAAGAAAAGCTGACGAGACTTCATTACGTCAATTTTATTATAACACAGAAGTTATAAGTGAACGTCAAGTTACTGGAGAGTAGCTCATTGAATATGTCCACTTATAACTATATATTATATATAAATTAAAATGATTTCCTACACTCGCTCATTTCACGACGCAGTTGCTCTTTTAGCTCATCAGTTAGCCCGTTAGCGAAGGCGTTAGCACTATCTAAGGGACTATTTCCTTGTTGAGGCGAAACGCTTGCTATCGGCTTAGGCTTAGCTGCATTTCTCTGCGCGGTCTCTTTGTCTTTCTTATAAGCTTCGTCATTACCGATACCCATTTTCTTAATAAAGGTATATGCAGAAACTGCCGACGAGTAAAGATCTTTAGATGAAGATAATGTAGCTGCTATTTCTGGGTGAGAATATCTTAATATCTCAATATTTTCTTTAGAAACAATAGAGTCAAAATCCGAAAACTGTGACTTAAGGCGGTTTTCAATAGCCATTTGATTATTTTGTGTCTCTTGTTGATTAAGCTTTTTCTGCATCATCTTAAGTTCTTTTGCGACTTTCTTAAGATGCTTACCTTCAATAAGATCATCTTCATTAAACCCGTAATCTTCTTCTGGCTCTTGTTGTTTAGGATTAGCTTGAGCTTCATATGATTTAAGTTGCTTTGCAAGAGCATCACGCTCTCGCTCTGCTCGATCTGCTTTTTCTCGAAGCATTCTAAAATTAATTTCTTTTGATGTTTCTTGTGCAGGCGCAGCTTGTTGCTCTTCCTGTGGCTCTGTCGCTACTTGTTCCAAACCTGTTTGTTCTTGTATTTGATTATTCTCTTCCATACAAACTCCTTATTATTTCTCTAAAATAATCGACTGTTCCATCTCGCCATTAAGTTTCTTTGCCTGTCTAAGAAGAGTGCCATCTTCAAAGTCTAAAATAAACTTTAATAGATCCCGTTCTTTATTATCTATCCGTAAAACGTTATCCATAAATAGCCTACATGTGTCTTTAGACGGTACTACCCATAAAAACTCTACGTGTTCACCGTCACTATGATAATGATAAAGCGTCTGATCCCATTCAGGTGTTGGACATGTTGAGCGGAAAGCGAAGTAATTACGTAAAACATTCTCCATAATACGTTCTTTCTTCGTCACAACAACAACAAAGAAGTCTCCATTATTTTCTTTCTTGCCACGGTCAACACATTCATAGATATTCTTTTCGTAGTCTTTATGCATTTCTTGTTCAAGTTCAATTGGACTACGAGTTGGTGAATCTTTTTGCATTAGGTCAAGCGCGATCGCGCCTACAGTTTTTCTTTCTTCCATACATGCTCCTCGTAAAGGTATTTTACTTCCCAATTGCTAACTTTAATTGATAGATGATTATTAGCAACAGAAGTCAGCAATTGGAAGGTAAAATTTATATACTACCTTACTATATTACTTGATACGATATTTATACAGCAAGTAGGAACAACCTTGTTAGTATTTTTCTTACTTTTGAATTTATAATTGAAGGGAGGATCTTGTAACATTACCTTTTTAAATATAATTTTAATCGTTTCTTTTTTAGCCTTATCATAACCAACAACAGCAACTGTGTTGTTATCTATATCAACAACTCCATTAAGAGCTATAGCGCTATCAATAGCACCAAGAGAAGAAGCTATACATATAAATGCTAATAGTCGCATCATGAATATATCCTTTTATAAATTGTCCTCGGTCTTAACAGGAGAAAAGACCGAGGACGAGGTAGTATCATCTTAAACGAGTAGTTTCCTCGAAATCTAAACGCTTATCGATTTTCTTCCGATTAACTTTTTTAACCTTGCGCATATTTATAGGTATGCCCATGATGTCATAAGCTATCTTCTGAGCTTTCGATGAAGGACGAGGCATTGCAGGCATTTTAGTACTTGCCGCCATATGTATTTTTCTTCATTTCATCTGAATCATCTGTAATCTGACGATCTACACCACTGATTGTATCATCAATTCCGTCAGGTGTTCCAAAAGTTGGGGTACCATAAGGTTTAAAGATAACTTCTTGTGGCATGTTAGCAAAAGAAGTTTTATCGCTCTTGATCATTCCTTCTTCACTACCACTCTTGTAGTAACGTTTGTTTTTTGCCATTAGGTTCTCCTTGTAGAAACTGCCCGGAGACTATCTCCGTGAGCAAGGTTAAAGTTCCTCTAACTACTGAGGCTCTTGAACAGACGGTTGCTCTAAGCTTGTAAGGTCCAAACTAGCTTGATCAGAGCTTACTTGGTTTGCATTAGCTTTATCAGCTTCAGCCTGTTCTTGTGCTTTTAATATGTTAGCTAAATTTAATAGTCGCTCGATTTGAGTAATATCAATATCTTGCAACTCTTTTAAGGCTTTAGCTCTATCAAGAAGCGCAGCTTGCTGATCTTTAATAGCTTCAGCGCGACGCTCTTGAACCATTGCCTTATTTTCATCAATACGACTAAGCCGTTCAGCTCCAAGACCTCTCTCTGCAAGAGCTTGTGCTTGTGATAGATCAAGATTAGCTTTCTCTTGTTCCATAGCAATGTTTTGCTGCATCTGTTGTTGCTGTTGTTCCATTTGCTGCTGCTCTTCAATAGCCTTAACCAGCTCCGTTTTATTTTGTAACGTTGCAGCTTTAAGTAATTCTGAATCAGGAATAGGAACTCCAGCTTCACGAAGATGTAATAATTGTGCAAAGTTAACTTGCCTTTGTGTCGTTGTGTCGAAGCCTTCTTCAATCGCTGCGTCATAAACACCAAAGTTCTTATTATAAAACCCAGAGACAGGATCTTCTTCAATAATTCTCTTCACCTTCCCTGGGGTAAAGTTTGTCTGAATAATGTTAAGCATTAAACGACCAAGTAGTTTCTGAGAGCCATCAAGCCTATCAAAAAGTCCCTGTAACGTCGTAAGCCCAGCACCCTGTCGAAGCATGGACAGAATGCCAGCCTTATCATCTTGGGCGGACCCAAGAAGCTCTTCATTAACCCCAGATATCTCCTGTATCTCTCGACCTAATATCTCAGATAGCTGCAACATAGAAGGTGGGACTTGCGCAGGTTGAATCCGTTCAACATCCGTCATCATCGCATCTTCTTTGAGAGCTAATCCACGACCTTGGCCAGAAAGGAACACATCTTTGGGATTTACAAGCGCATTCTCTTTATACTTCCAACCAGAATTAATCTGACTTTCAAGTATATCGAGTTCAATTCCCTTGCGCCTGTTATATAAGTATTGCGCATCACGAAGACCGCGGACCATACCTTGTATGCGATGTGCAAAGTATGGAATTTGTGGATTATAATAACCAAGAACTGGGACAAACGGATACGTATCAATGCCCATTGGATTTGGACCATTAAACATAACATGACCTTGCACAACAATTGCAAGATTAACCGTCGGAACCTCTTGATCAATAACAGTGATTTGTGGGTACATTCCTAGGAAAAGACGTAAATCACTATCACTATCGCCTTTCCACTCGAAAGATTCGCCAGTTTGCGAATCAATAAGCATGCGTTGTGTTCGATAATCTCTATAATAAAATTCATCATAAGTAAGAAGATTCTTTATACCAAAGTTTTGACTTTCAGGCATAAATTGAAATTTACCATCACTTGCATCATTACAAGAGAGAGAGGTAATCTCGTCTGCGCAATCGGGCAAAAGAGAAAGACACTCTCTTTTTGTTAAAAACGTTCGTTTCCAAATTGCATTGCAATCAGAAAGATCTGCCTTACGAAAGAATGGATCAATAAGAAAACTATTATAACTACAATTATCAACCTTAATATTACCTGAAATAGGATCACTTCTGTAGTCTACCCAGACCTGCATCAAGTTCATACCAGTGACAAGAGCACCGTGGAACGAATCAGAAAGTGTCTCTAGAACATTCTCACGATTATTTGCCCACATCATAATCTTACTGAACTGATCAGCAGTCTCTTGATCACCATTTTCTACAGGAGATACAATAGTTGATTTCCTGTTACGACGTTGGTAACCACCAACCATATTTACTACGCGACGAATTCTATTGAAGTTGAATTGTTTTTTGTGACCTGCTTGTAAATTACCATAAACTTCGTTCCATACGCTCTGATCTCCAGACTCAAAGCGAGTGTCAATGTCAGCTTCTCCCCAAAAAGACTGGTTCATAGTGATACTATCAGCGTAGAAAGACTCCATACGAGTAATAATACCTTTGTCTTGTTCAGAATAGTTTTGTTGAGAACCTAGCCGAGGGAAGATTGCCATACACTTCTCCTTTTACAAACTTTTTAATTAGTCTAAAACTGCACACCTCATAAAGCAAGAATACCACATACTAATTCTTAATATTGAATACTGTTTGCAACGGCTTGCCACATTTCTTATTTTCTTATTCTCATTAATCTTCAAGCATGTCCGCGTTACAAATCAATGTGTCTAGGTCTTGGTACTTAAGAGGCCACCCGCTAAGCTCGTGCTCTGTCATCTCTAGCTCTTTATCTTCTTTCTCTTTTTTATGTTCACGCTTCATTTCTTCATAGTCAGGATGAGCACTCAAAGGAAGACGTAAGCCTTCAAATTCTTTAAGTAGATAAGCGACTTTATCTTCCCATACAAAATCAAGAGCATTGTCTACTATTTTATAATATTTCTTTTCTATAAACGACTGATAAAGTAGTTCATCACAAGGCTCAAAATAAAGTGAACAATTATCATCTATCAACAAGACACACAAGCCTTCAAACTCTACATCAGTAATATCTTCAAACTGTTTCTTTGACAGCGTTGCAAGAGTTTCTATTATTTTATTCTTACTCACTTCTTCTTCTTTATCAAACTGTGCTCTTTTATATTCTATTATTTGGTTTGTCATCTTGTTGCCCTTGGTTCTATATTTATTTCTTTATCTACTCTTATTATAGCATGCATAGTGAGTAAAGTCAAGTAGTTCGTGGTAACCCGTGGTAACTCGTGGTAACTTGTGGTAGTGCTTATTCTTTTCCTTTGTTAGTACTGTGGCAGATCATCTCTAAAAATAGATGGCATATTAGCCTTCTCACCGTAAAGCGCTTCATGATATCTCTTATCTAGTTCTTCTGCCGACAATCCATCACGTGTTTTAGGCAGCGAAACACATAGGTAACGTAAGCAATCTGCAAAATGAGACGACCAGTTATGAAGAGCTGTGCTTTTATATACACGGTGCTTATGATCGTACTCCTGTCTATAGTTTTCAATAGCTTTTAAGAAGTCTTTACACTTAGATTGGTCAATCCAAATCTTACTCAACGCACTACGAACCGATTCAATTCCATCAACAATAGATACATTATTAGATATCGTAAAATTAAGTCCTAAATTACGTGCTTTTGTTATACGAGTCATACCAGATCCGAACTCTTTAACCCTAATATCATGCGGAGCAATATGTTTACCATACGTATACGGCTTACTCTTAATAATATTAACGTAATGCTCTAATCCTTCTTTGTTTTTCTCGTAAGAATCAATTATTCTTACAGTCTGGCCTATTGTCTGAAAGAATAAGATTGTCGTCCTATCTCTAACCCCAATATCCCACGCAGTATGAACCTTAAACCCTACTTCCCATGGAACATTGCCAATTTGGTTATTCAATCTCATCTTGTCTATATATTTAGCATAGTAGGCACCCTCGACACCCATGGTAAAGCTCGTATAATACTCTTGCTGGATAAGATCTTCACTCATAAGCCCATCGGAACGTTCTCTATCAATCTCAGCAGTATCTATGTGCTGAGTATCATCCAATGTTAATTTTGAGCAATACCAAAAATCCGACCGAGTTGCTATTTGGAACAACTCCCAAAAGTGATTCTTACCACGAGGCGTAGACACGAAGAGCGCCCAACCTCCGTTTGCTGCCAAAATAGGACGTATAAATTGATATGCTCTTGGATCTTGAATCGCATACTCAGAGAAGATGCAACCCCTTGGATTAGAACCGACAATACTATCAATATTGTCTGAACCAATAAGCTGTATCAATGACCCATTGGCAAGCGTAATTTTCATTTCTTGGCTGTTTGTTTTGACAACAATCTCTGGTGGAATGAAATCCACAAAGCGTTGCCCATCGTTTGTTAGCGAATCCCAAATAACCTTACGTGCCTGTGAATACGAAGGGAATATATAGTAATAGACACCAATAGTTCTAATTGCTTCTCGTATAACAAGATTAAACGCACAAATATCTTTACCCGAGTTATGTACAACAAACCCATTAGCAACAAAGTTATGATTCTTGCGTGTTCTTATATCATAAAGCTTCATCTTTCCAAGACGTTCCGAACGACAAGCCTTGGAAACAACACAACCAAAACGCTTCTCAAATATCGGCTTATACATACCGTCAATTCTATGTATAAACGGAGCTAAATTCTTGTTTATCTTTTCATTATCTATTATTAAATTTAGAGCTAAAAACTCTAATGCGTTA